AAAAAAATCATTCACATTTGAATTTTGTAAATAAGATATTTGACCCATAAATACAAACCATTTACATGGATTTAATATTTGAATACTATTTCTATTACTCAAATTTTGCAAATTTATATTTCCTGTAAAAAATATCTGCTCAATTATATATTCATGTTTATCATTGTAAAACTTGTTTCTTTCATCTCTGTCTAAATATATGTAGTCTATTAACAGAAATATTTTTTTGATCGGTAAATCTATCGGCTGTTTAAACATATAGTTTTTTTCTATGTATATTGTGTTTGGATTTGAATCTTGGGAAGGTATCGGAATATATATTGATCCGCTTTTTACACCATATATTATATAGTTTATTTGATTTTTGTATCCATTTTCCATAATATTTGATAAATTATTCGTAAATAAATTACTTAGATATGTTGACATTGTGGTTATGAACGAATTGTCAGATATTTTCCTGTAGTAAAGATTGTAATTTAATATAGACATGGTTGTGGGATCTACATCTCCTGTATCAATACTGTCAAATTCCGCCCATGCAACTCCTTGTTGAGAATATTGAACTAATGGTTCTCCAATTATTCCATGTCCAAAATATTTTTGTACTTTAATATAATTTGTAGGGGAAAAAATCGCACACGAACTAAAATCATTTAATTGTATATTAAATCTTATTGTATTATATTCCAGACATAAAATAGGTAATGCCATTCCGGAATTATTACAAAACCAAAAATACATTGGAACATGAAGTGTGTACGAATTTATCCCTCCGGATGTTGTGCGTAATGTGTATAGTTCTGGTATGTTACCTATGTATTGATCTAAAGAACTATTGAAATTAGTGTAATTTAATTCATCTAATACATTTAACCATTCTCCCCACATTCGAGAAATTACTTGTCCACTAATTTCAATTTCCACGTAATCTATCAACGCGTATGCAATCTTTCTCGCCCATGCAAACTTTAATTTATTATCCACATTGTTCGATAAATCATATAATTTTGGTATTTCTGGTAATTCAATTACTAACCACATCTTGTGAATTAAATCACCTAGTTTTGATAATTCACAAGATATTTTTTTCCCAAAATTCGCTTGATATATGAAATTCGTTTGAACCGTTTCTGTTGAAAAATTTGTGTATCTTCTATATACAACCTTAAAAAATGTTACCTGCGGTTGTTCATTTAAATACATATTTTCTTCGCCATATGCTACTAATTGTACTTCTCCTCCTGGCATATTATTTTTATATAATTAAATTTGATTTATATTAATATTAATTATATTAAACCAACTACAACCAATCACTTTTATAAAAATAAATAAAAAAAATAAAAAAAAATTAAAAAAAATAAGTGCTTTATTTTTTTATAATAAAAAATATTCTAATAAATTTAACCTGTCATACATCATTAGTTAAATTTTATTTTACTTCATAAATAATAATCCGGCTAATCCTGATTGATATCTAATTAAATTATATTCAAGAGTCGATAATTTTAATGTTATAGTTATTGTATCCAAATTACTAATATAATTAAAATAACCGAAATATTGAATAAATTTATTTTTATCCATAATTAATTGTATTCTAAATGTATTGTACATATCCATATTTATAGAACCTGTTGGCTGAAATTTTTCGGGTTCAAATGCAAAACTATATGTATTTATAATATTATTAGAATCAACACGAGTATTGTATCTGTATGGATTTAATAAACGAGTAATATTGTTGTAACTGTATTTTTGTATATTGATTTCTTTATTTTCACCACTTGTATTAATTTTATCTGAATTTTTCTGCATTTGAGGTACAATTCCGTCTCTCCTTATTCCATCAATATAAAAAACTGTAGATAATATTAAGTCATTTATACTACCTGTCGTGTTATTTTGAATTTCTATTAAATATCCATTTACAAAAAAGTCAAGTGTCCAAAATATTTCTTTGATAAGACCATTTATGTTAAAATCAAAATTTACATACATTATCTCTTCACGATTATTAATTTGATTGTCGATTTTTTCAGACACCGCGTAATAATTATGTTTTTCAATTAAATTGTCTTGTTTGTTTTCCGTTAGTCTTTTCCTTTCTGTTCTTTCTAATAATATAAAATCAAATAGTGAACTAGTATTTATTTTTTTTTGTGTAAGTAAAAGTGATGTAGTTTCATAAAAAGTTTTAATCAAATTGCCAGGACTGTTTTTTATTTTTATAAATATATCCGAATACATACATGAAATTAGTGGTATAGAATTCATTGCCTGTTTAAAGAAAAACTCTAGTGGTAAATACAAAGATTTATTTTTATAAACTTGCAATATGTATGGTTTTATCGGACCTGCTTTTATAAAATCATCAGTACATCCAATCCCTAACATCTGATCTAATCCCTTTAGTACATTTAAATTAACCATCAACTTTATCATTATAATTAAAAAATCACTTGTAAGTTTATCTATTAGTTCGTCTCCTATGTATAATTCCAAATTCTCAAGCAAATTTATCATTCCATACTCAGAAAATAAACCATTTGTTATCGTTTTTATTTGATTAAAATAAGTTTCCGGAATATCAAATAAAGTGTCATACATTAAACTTTTCATATTGTATATTGGTAATGAAGTATTTGCATCCACAATATTAACCAACATATTTTTCCAAATTAAAATTTTATTATTTGAAACGTATTTTTTGTAAAGCATATTATTCATGTAATTTGGATCTTTAAATAAATTGCCTCCTGTGTAAGTTTTTAGAGATGCATTATATTCAATTTGACTCAAAATTTCGTTATTATAAACTAATTGAATATTTAATATACTATCGAAGAAATTTATTATTTTTATTGTAAATGTTTGATTGTCATATGTGTAAAATAACAAATCATTTAATCCATTGAAAAATTCGTTCGTAGTTGACGTTTGGATCGAATTTACATAGTTATATATTTGTATATTTATATAGTTAATTAATACATACAATAGGGATTTACTATTATTAAAAAAATATTGATCTAATATTCTATCCCATTTATTCAAAACATATATTATCATGCATGTGTAGTAAAATAATGTAATTAACATATTATAATTGATTCTTTCCACTCCCAAATTATTAAAATTATCGTATATTAACGTAAAAATGGTTATTGTGTTATTATTATATACATAATTGTCATTATTTGAAAATATATTCAATAATTGATTTACTGATACTCGTATTCCGGCCTGATCTTTATTTGTTCCTCCAAATATTTTTTTAATTACACTTAGAAAAAGACTAATGTTATAAATAATCGTGTCGAATATTTTATCTATATATTGTATATTTGATTGCAGGATCGTGTAATTGTAAATATTTATATTATTGTATTGATTCAGTATATTTATTATACTGTTATTCAAAAATGTATTTGTTATGGAAGTTTCATTTTGTTGCATCAGAGTAATTGTTATTGAATTGTACAAATTGGATAAAAAATCTAAATTCACATTGTAATTATAAAATTTATCGATTTTGTAATCAACTATGTGTCTTATTGTGAGATTTTGAATATTTTTGTAGTAATTTGATATTAAATTTTTTTCAATTATATTACTATTTAAAAAATCCAAATAAGTACTTATGTCATGTTCTAAATCCAAACAGTAAAATAAATTATCATTGAATACATATTGATTTGCATTAGTCATAACGTATAAAAAATAATTCTGGAATGTGGAGTCTGATATGTGATTTATCATAATGTAGAATATTTTTAGTCTGTACAATATTTCGAGTCTATTGTTTGTTTCGTAAATATATTCTATTGTCAAATTTGGATTATAGATTATCATGCTTCCGTAATTCATTAATAATATTTTAAAATTTAACTCTGAATTTAAATAATAATTGTCGTAATAAGAATAAACCATCCCCCAATAATTCATAATCAATAAATTGTAAAAAGAAAATCCAAATTTTTCAATGTATTCTTGATTTGAATAATTGTAAAATCTTTTTTTAAATATCCATTCGTACACAACATCAAATGTTTTTTTATTTATTTTACTAAATGTTATATTTATTATTCTTTTGTAAATCGCAAATGTTTTTAAGCTATTGTAATTGTTTTTGTCGTTTGATAAAATATAATTTAGATATGAATATATATATTGTTGCATTTGATTAATATTTATTGTGTATGGGGTAATTATAAAATTATTTTCAATGTACTTCTTATAGTAAAATACCACATTTTTAAAATATGCATCGTACAATTGTGATATGTTGTCAGTAAAACTTATATTTTGTGTATAATAAACAATATGTTTTACAACTGCACAAAATCTATTAATAAAATCTACATAATCTACAGTACCAATAATTTGAGCATACAAAAAAGGATTTGTGTTGGATCGATAATATAAATAAGAATTTTTAAAATATTGTGATACATTTGTAAAACTGGATAATTCTTCAACATACTCTTTTATTAATTCTTTAACTACAATAAATTTTTCCTCATTATTTATATTGAAATTTTTAGCCAAAAACCAATTAATTAACACAATACTATTTTCTAAATTTAATGCAAAATTATAAACATAATTCACATATTCAAAATTATAATTACCGTCCAGTTCCAATTGTTGTGTAAAATAATTGAAATTATCGCTTGAGGTTCCTGTCAAAATTATCGTATCTAACACTCCATATAATTCGTAAAAATACAACTGATTAATAAAATTATTGATTTCATTTAATGTCATTGTAGAATTTCCAATTGTTCTCAAAGTTTTTTGTATTTTTAAATTTTCCAAGTTGGATATTTGAGGATTTAATTTGAACGTAAAGTAATATTTCATATACATTTTTATTATTTGATTCAATCCCTTCTCAAATATTGTATTTTCTCCCTCATAACTAAAATAAGGAAGTGCCAATAAAGTATAAATAATGTCTATGAAAATTTTATTAAAAATATAAACACTGTAATTTTTTATATTTAATAATGCATAATCATTCGACATTATATTTGAATAATATTTATTTTTAGTTATGTATATTTCTGTGTAATTATTCTCAAATTTATAAAAATTATATTGATATGAGTAATATTTTTTATAAATGTCTATTCCTGTATTGTATGTAGATCCCATACTAATATTGACAACATCATAGTCATAATCAATTGGTATTGTATTTGAATAACTTTGTGTTTCGGACACTAAAAACGTTAAATCTGTTATATTTTGTGATCTAGATAATATGGTTGCTGAATTTTCTACAAGTTGATCCTCTGTTGATTTTACCAAAGATCTTGTGGGAACAAAATTTATTGTGTTGTTTTTTATGTAATTATTTGAAGTATATCCCTTCAATTCCTCGAAAATTTCACTTAGATTAAAATTACCTATTCTAAAATTTGCCAATATATTATCCACGTTGTTACTTTTGTCTGGATAACTTATATTTAATTTTCCTAATAAATAAACCAATAGTATAAATAATAAATTAGCATTTTTTATTTGAGTTTTGGTATAATATTTATTAATATTTGAAGTAAATTGTGCGGTTATATTTGAACAGTTTGAAATATTATTGATGTTTGTCATATGTGTATAATAATAAGTATTCAATACTACAACTATGGCATTTGTTGCATAATAACTATTTGAATTATTTGTCGATTGATCAATATTTAACATAAGATTAAAGTTTTGAACTAAGTTACTAATGCTAGTATCTAATGGTGATGAGTTCAATATTAGAGAATTGGTGTTAATATTATTGAATCCAATGGTATTTTCGTATGAAGTAGCAAATTTCCAACATAAATTTAAATAATCTTTTACACCAGTATTGTTTTTAATATCATGAAATAAGCTCGGGTTAGTAAAGATATTATTGGTCGAGTAAATGGATGGATAGTTTGGATCAAACACTGTGATACAGTATACAAAATTTTTAAGTTTAGAATAAAAAACATCGTCGAACACATTGACTAAATTTACATTAATATTAACAGTTTTTAAATTATATTCAAGTGTATAATTTTTCAAAATTTTACATGTAATATGGTCGTTAATGATATTAAATAAATTTGCGTTAATTAAATAAACAATAAATAAATAAATGACAATTTTTTTCATTATGTTATCAAAATCAATACTTATTTTTGAAGTTAAATTATTATTTGTAAAGTTTTGTTGTAAATAAATAATATCATCATATATAGAAATAGGAGAAAATGATTCAGTTAAGTTAATAAATTTGTAAATATAGTCATGAAATTCTTCAAGATTGAATAAATCAAGAAAGAAATCGATAACATTTATTCCACCACACAAAGTAAATTTATTAAATAAAGTTCCCATTTTGTTCAAATTTAAAAATTGTATGAAGCGCTTGAAATTTACATAAAACGAGTTTTCATCAATAGCTGATAGAGAAAAATTTATTATAAAATCATTGAATATTGAATTTTGCATGAATGTTTGTCCATCTGTGTAATTAAGATAATTCAAAATTTCGTAAACAATATCATTTTGATACAATGCCAAATTTGACTCATAGTTAATTTCCGCAGAATTTAAATAAATATTATTGTATAGTTTTATGTAATCATATGGAGAATTATTTTTAAAAAAATCATAAATGTATTCACTATTTTTATTTGTTCTTAAAATATATTGTTGAATATAGTCATATATAAATCTATTTACATTACGTTCAATATTTATCGAGGATGTTATTCGAACATTAAAATATCTTATTACAAAATCTCTTAAATAAATAAAATCTTGTATTACTGCATCTCCAGTCGTTATATCATACAAATTATTGTTAATTAATTCATCAATTATTACAGGAGTATTTTTAAGTTTTGCTGTTTTTGAAAATAATAAAGTATTTGTGTAAGTATTTGTGTTGTTTACTGATGTGTCATAAAATTTTTTCATTGTACTAAAAATTTGATTAATTAATAAATTTTGGTATTGAGCATAATAATTTGATCCATTCGACTGAAAAGATAAATTTAAATTTTGATACATGTTTTTAATCATCAGTAAAGTTTCATCATAAATAGTTTGTGCATAACTTTGATATGTGGTAAATAAATCATTACTGACCAACTTATTATTAGAGATAAAATTTACAAAATATTTATTATTGACAGTAAATAACAATTTTTCAGTTTCATTTAATATTGAATTAATTGTATTTCTATATCTACTATAAAATGGAATATTATACGATAGCTGTTTTATTGTCAAATAATCAAAAGACAATGATACCGAATTATTTATGTTCAACTGATACCATGTTACTGTATCGTTTATATTGTACTGATTTATAAAAATCTTACTTGTCAAACTATCATAATCGTTTGATCCTCCATAATCTAATATTTTATTTTCGTAATAATTAGTATTAGAATACACAATATTTGTATTTAATATAATATTAAATAAACTTGGTTGACTATACGCAAAAAACATTCTATCGTTAATATTTAACCCATTTGCTACATTTTGTATATAAATTGTAGAATAATTAAATATCAATGTTTCAGTACTAGCATTAATTATTGTAATAAATGATTCAAGACAATTTAAATAAATATTTTCTGTGTACATACCTTGAATATATGAAGCAAATGTTTGTTGAGTATTTGTATTTGTTTTACTTTTAATAAAATTAGTAATATCTGAGCTCAAACATGTAACAACGAATAAAAAATACAAAAGATAAATGATTATTATGTTATTTGTTTGAAATTTATTATTTGTGTTTTGTATGTTGATATTAAACAATGTGTTAAAATAATTATAGAGATCAATTTGAGAATTATTTTTTGTATTGTAAATTTTTGCATAGTTATCAATTGATAATAATAAATCTTTGAATACAAAATCAGATACCAAATAGTTAATCAAATAAGGAAAATTATCAAATATATATTTTGTTATTCCATTTATTACATTCTCATAATATAAAAATGCATTATCCCCAATTGAAATATCAATATCAAAAAGTAAATTCTTAAAATAATTGAAACCATCTAATATTTGCGAGGAGGATAATATATTTTGAAATTGTTTGATGTCAAATGTTTTATTTTTGTAAAACATTGAAAAAATATCAATATTTGTGAGTTGATTTGTAATAGAATACAAATTGTTAATAGTCCCTATCATAATTTTATTTACATTGTCGAATAAAACACCAACAGAATATGATGTATAATAGCAGTCATTATATATACTATTTGATGTGAATTCAATTGGATTATATGTAATATTATTGTCATTGTATTGTTTTTTTGATAATATTATAGAACTTAATAATTTAACACATGCCGTAAAATCATTATTATTTTTATTAAAAAAACAATCAACGAAACTCAATATATTATCGACATTAATAAAAAAACTCTGGTTAAATTTTATAGTTATCAATAATGCATTTACAACAGTATCATCAAAATTATATTTCACATTGTTGTACAAATTTGATAATAAATTTAATATATTAAATCCACTTCCAGAGAATTCGCCTGCTGAACTATTTATTACAGAATTATTTTGTACTAAATTCACATTATTTTTCAAAAAATAGAAGGGTGAATAAATATATATTTCTTTAAGTAGCTCAATATTTTCAAATGTGTTTTTAATTTTTTCGTCGAATAGTACATTAATATTATCATAGCACAAAAAAACATTATTAATAAATATATTGAAACTCAGCATAATATCAACATTAAAACTATTGAATGTGTAATTAGAAAGATTCGAAAAAGTCGAAAAATCATTTCCTGTTAAATTATTGCCAATAATATTAATAAGTATTTGTAACAATAGATCACGAAGTTGTATTAAATCTCTGGGCATTTGATATAATAGTTGTATATCTGTCGACATCGTTGATAAAAAATTATACAAATAATAAAGTCTATAGTATGGTGAACTGGGCAAAAATATAAATTTTAGATAATTATTACTTGTTTCATTAATAAAATAAAAATTATTCGTGGGAATAGGACTGATAGTGTAATTTGAGAAAGCACCATTAAATAAACTATTATCTGAATATTTAAAAATACCCAATAATAATAAATAATCTACATCAACTGATGTATTATATATGAGTTGCGAATTTAAATTACTGATGGTGTTGAAAAAATTATTTATTATTGGATAATTTGATGAATTTAAATAATTTTGCGTTTTGGTGTAATACTCGGTGACAATGGGATCAACATACAATGAATTGTAATATTCATATTCTTTGTCAAAATTAGGCGGTACATTATTTAAATTTGTATTATATTTTATGTAGCTTGCAAGATATAATTGTTCAAATGTTTTTTTTATATTTTTATAATAAGTACTTTTGTCTGTGTTTGTGAATAAGTTATAATTATTTCTATTGTTTGAATTAGATGTATCTTCTGTGTAGAAAAATAAATTACTGGTGAGAGGGAAAATAATATTACTCAATGTATTTTCGCTTACGACTTGTTGTGTGAGTCCTGAAACTGAATATATAGAATCTGAATTTTTATTATAAATATTCTCAATTACAATGTTCGAATTGATAAGTATCTTTGATAAATAAATTGTATAGTATAAAAACGATTCTATATTTTTATAGATTGATTCTACAATTGCGAATAAAGAAGGTTGTCGATTATTCTTAAAATTTGATAAATAATTAAATGTCATCAAGCCAAATAGATTATTATTATTAACATAGTTGACAATATTATCATAATAGTAATTGATTGTCATAGTTTGAACTCCATTCAATGATGTATAATTTGCAATTATGATACTTTGAATTAAAATTCTCAACATATCGAAAGAGCAATAAAAATTTGAATTGATATTTCCCAAAATATTTTTAAATATATAGTTATTGATTATTGTATTTTCGTAAGTTGAAATTTTTTTACTAACAAATTGTGTGACTTTTTCGTTATAATGATTAAACGTTTCATTTTGATAGACTAAACTTCTAATAGATTCTTGATTTAATAGGAGAACTCTGTTGTGGATAAGTGTGTCTAAAATAATTTTGTTAAATTTATTTATGTTGTCTGAATAATTCAAGGAAAAATAATTGATGACATTTGCGGGATTATTCACAATAGTTAAAAAATCTTGTATAGTCGGATTGTAAATGTTATCACAAAATAATTTTACCAGGAGCCGAATATATGTATTTAAAGATAAAGAATACGAATTATTTATATTTGAAGTATTCAACAATAAACTTTCATTTGTTATTAATGTTGAATTAAAATCGTTTGTATCTAAGTTGCCGAAGATGATAGAATTTTTAAAATTAAAGATATCCATTTGAATATTATTTGGATTTTGATTATATTTTGAGTTATTTAAAACATTTTCCGCATAATCTAGTAATATTTTAGATGGAAAGATTATGTTATAGTAAATATAGTCAATATTTTGACTGGATTTGCACTGTCCGGATTGTACAAATTGCGCATTGACTACATTTTGATTATTTTGTGTTATTTGAAGAATATTGTTATATTCTTTTCCGAACATATTATTTACAAATTTGGTATATTCTATATTTTTTATGATTACATCAGTATATTTTATTTTATTATTGTAATATCTCGCATAGATAGAATTGTATTCTACGAATAAATTTTTAATAACATTGACTGTTGAAATTAGTAAAGCAATGCCATTTTGATTATCGAGATTAAATTTGAGAGAAACATAAATATCGTATTGGTTAATTTTAATAATATTAGATGAAGTTTGATCAATATTTTGAATACAAAAATCCAATAAATATTGATATAAATTATCTTCGTCGAATACAAATTTAAAAGCAATATTTAAATTTGGTAGATCTAGTCTAAAATATCTAAGTGTATCATATTTAATATTTGTTGTTAATAAATTTAAGACATTATATGATTCGTTAATTGTGTCAAGAAGTGAGGTATATTCAATATCATATACAAATGCGTAATATAAATATGGTAAATTTATATTATAAAAAATCTTTGTTTGATTTAATTGAAATTTAATATTTGGTTCAAATTTAATTTTAAATATTAAATTATGGTCGTTATAAATATGTGTATTCATTAGATTCAAATAATTAATATCATTATTAACAAGTATAAATTTACAAATTTGTATGTTATAAATTTCATTTTTATTATACTGATTAACAAAAATGTTATATGAATCATATAAAGTTGTTATATCCATAGTCAATGTTGAGGCCAAATTTTCATAATTGTTAAGTAATTCAATGTAATTTTCATTAAAATTTAATTTCAAATAACCTTTTGACAACAAGTCACCTGATTTAGGTATTGGAATAATATTAAATTCATTATTTTCGTAATAATTTGAATATATTTCTATATTATTAATAAAAAAATTAGTATGTCTTCTAAAAAATGATTTAAAAAACGATATATGTGGAACATCATTTAAATATTCGCTTTCTTTACCAGTGGTTAATAATTGTATAAATCCTCCGGGCATTATAAATATAAATACTATAAATAATAATATTTATAAAAATTTAACTCAAATTAATATGTAAATGCAACGCCAACAATTCCACCAATAAATCTCAAAACATTATAATTTTCGACTTGAACATATATTTTATAATTATTAAGATTGCCTGTAGATAAATTATCCACAATATTATAATTATCGTTAGTATTGACACTAGTTAAATTACTATCTGGATTTAATAAATCAAAATTTAATGAAGTCTTTGGTATTCTACTTAAATTACATGCACCTGCAGGCTGTGATTCAGTTGGATTTAAAGAAAATGAATAAACATTAATACCAACTTGAGGAGTATTTTTATAATAATTATACACTTGTAAATAATTAAAATATGGACTATTTTGTGAAACAAGTGAAACACCATTTAAACTCAATTTTGAAGAAACAAATGGAGAAACATTATAATTTATGTATTTTCTTGATTGAATAAGAGATGTGGTAATATCTGCTAAATAAAAATCATTATTAATTGGTGAAGTATTTATTATATTTAAACCTTCTATAAAAGTATTAATCTCAAATATAAAATGTGGATTATACAATAAATTTAGGTATCCGATATAATTGATGTTATTAATATTATATGTAGGTTTATATAATTCGACACTATATTTGTCATAAATATTTTGTCCTGTTATATTATTTATGTATTTATATTGATTTGCACTCCAAAACATAGTTTTACAACAGTGAAAAAAATCCAATTCAAAATTTGAAACGGATGGTGAAACATTACTGAATGTTATTTCCTGCACTTGTGTAATTAAATATTCATGACTTGATTGGGCAAATTTTTTACGTTCTATGTTATCAAGATAGACATATTCCAATAACATTGTAATCTCTATTTGTGAATTAAAAATATTTACACTGTTAGTTAATATCAAATCAACAATTTTGTTACGTAGATTATTATTTGTGAAAGAACTTACGTTAGGGATAGAAAAAAATATAGAGTCTATAAAATTTCTAAACTTTATTTTTATTTGTATATTGTTAAATTGTAAAGCTATTAATGGAAGTGCCAATCCATAATTATTTAAAAACCAAAATGGCAATGGTACATAAAGATATTTTTCACCATTGGATACCACCGGGTTATTCAGTTCATAATCATTTCCTATCATTTTGTTATAAATTTGGTCATTTTTATAATTTAGTTGTCCATAAATATCCACATAATTTGAACTCATATTTGTAACAAGATTGCTACCAATGAACATCTCAATATTTTCCATAATAAAAATACCTATTTTTTTTGTCCAACCCATAGTAACAATATTTTGCACACTGTAAACATTTATTAATTTATTGTATAAAACTTTATTCAAATCTTGTAATATGTCCATATTGGCATCAATTGTAAATTTAAACATGTCATGATCATATTCATTTTCACTATAGTTTGCGTACAAATATGTAAGAATATTATTATTTAAATAAAATAAACATGCATTTGTATATGTATTAGTATATTTATTTTGAATATTATTTTTTTGTGGTTCAATTCCGTCATACAAAAAAAAGTTCACAATATTAAAAAATTCTAAAAATTCATCTTCTTGTAAAAACTTTAGAATATAATTGGCTAAATCTTGTATGTATGTGATGGATTTTGAATTTTTATCGTTTTTTATAAAAAATGTCTTTACTATGTTTTGTAGTTTATTAATAAAATTTATAAAAAAATCATAGTAAAGATAATATTGTTGTAAATTCACACATGACTCATTATTTAACTGTATGTCTTTTGTTAATTCCTTATTTAAATTTGTAAGATCATAACTTGGTAATTTTATTTTTAGAGTTGTTTTTGTTAATAAATCACCAGATTTAGGTATTGTGAGAGTTGATATTGATCCAAAATCAACCGGATTATCAAAAGGAATTTCTACAGTTCTTATTCCAAAATTTGTATATCTCCTAAATACAATTTTAAAATAAGTTATTTGTGGATTTCCTGTTAATGTTAAATCCTGTGAACCATAACTTGCTATTTGTATCAGACCTCCAGGCATAATATACTTATATCAATTATAATAATTAATTAAATTTACCTTAAAAATTAATTGATTACTTATCTATATAAATATGAACAATCAAACTGAATCTATCGATCAATTTCAAACAAATAATGATCAACAACCACAAATATTAATTACTGAAGAAGTTAATGGTCTACAAACTTCTAATAATTCTACAAATCATTTTAAATTAGATAATTTATGTTTAGGAATAGATTTTGGAACAACAAATTCATGTTTAACTGTTTGGTATAAAAACAAAGCATTAATTATATCGGATTTTGATGATTCTCAAGTAATTCCAACAGTCATAGAAATTACGCCAAATAAAAAAACTATTGGTAAAGAAGCATATTTAAGAAAAAATATATTTGAAAAAACAAATACAGAAGTAAACAATAAAAGTGTATTTTTAGTTTATGAAATAAAAAAATTATTAGGTAAAAAATATTCTGAGTTATCGGAATCTCAAATAAATATTTTGGCTTATACAATGGTTCCTGACGATTCTGATAATATACGTATTTATGATTCAAATACCGATAAATATTATTATCCAGAAGAAATTGCTACACATTTATTTATGAGTTTTAAAAGTAGAGCTGAAATGTTCTTATCTAATAAATTTAATTCAGAAGTTACAATCACAAATGCAGTAATTTCTGTGCCGGCTTATTTTAATAAGATTCAAAGAGAAATTATAAAAAAATGTTCACAAAATGCCGGATTTAATGTATTGAGATTAATTAATGAACCAACGGCCGCTGCTCTATGTTATGGACTCGGAAAAAATTTAAATAATTCTAATAAACATGTAATTGTTTACGATTTAGGTGGAGGTACTCTAGATGTTTGTTTATTATATATTTCAGATGGTGTTTATGAAGTATTAGGCTCTTGTGGTAATAATAATTTAGGAGGATCTGATTTTGATAATAAAATTATGGAATATGTGATAAAGGAATTTTTGGATGAAAATAAAATAGACAAGAATAATTTTATAGAAAATATTGATGAAAATAATTTACAAAAATTAAAATATTTAGCAGAACACACAAAGATAGCTTTGACAGATAATTTAAATACAAAAATAAAAATAAATAATTTCTTTGAAAATAAAAATTTATCTGTTTCTTTGAGTAGAGAAAAATTTAATGAAATTTGTGAAGATTTAATTAGAATGGCAGTAAATCCTTTATATGATGTATTGACTTTATGTGAAATAGAAAGAAATAAAATTGATGAAATCATTATGGTCGGAGGAATGACTAGAATACCAATCATCAGATATAATGTAGAACGTTTTTTTAATAAAGATGTTAATTGTTCAATCGATCCAGACACTGTGGTATCAATTGGCGCATCTATACAGGGATATATGTTAACAAGTAGCTCAAATCTTGAAGACAAATTACTTTTAGTAGATAGATCTCCTTTATCTATTGGATTAGAAACATCTGGAGGAATAATGGATTTTTTAATTCCAAGAGGAACAATTATTCCTGTTAAAAAAACAAGAAAATACACAACAGATACAGATTACACTGAATGGATACCAATTAAAATATTTGAAGGAGAACGCAAACTAACAAAAGACAATTTTTTAATAGGAGACTTTGTTTTGTCAGGAATTGAAAAAGAAAAACGTGGAATTCCTGAAATTCAAATAACTTTTGAAATAGATACAGATGGAATTATTAAAATTAAAGCAGAAGATTTAAAAAATCCATTAAATAAAAAAATTGTCCAAGTGTCCGGAAATAAACAAAATCTATCTCAAGAAGAACTTGATAAAATTGTAGAAAATGCAAAAAAAATGGATCAAATTGATAGATTGGATAAAATGCAAAAAGAATCATATCTTTCTTTAATCGACAGTTCTAAACGAATTTTGGAAAATATTAATAGTTCAGAAGTAAAACTTGATTTAAACATTAAAGCAGAAATTTCATCTAATGTTAAAGAAATATTGGAATGGCTAATGTCACAAAATTATTCTGATATTTCTCAAACTAAATATAAAGAACTATTGCACGATTATAAAATGAATTATTCTATATATTTAATACAAAATAATATACCAATCGTTAATTTGGAATCGGCTAATGAAGACGATGCTAAAGGTATTGAAATATATGAAGATGATACAAATAAAAAATATGAAGAACAAATTAAATATTTTAGAGCATTAATAGATGAATATGATACAATAAATAAACAAATGAAAACATACTCTTTTATGGATTCAGGTAATATTGAAAAAAATGAAATAAAAAATGAATTATTAAAAAAATTGGAAATTTTACATGTGGAACTTTATGAATATGCAAATGATACTTTAATAAAATTATTTATTGACACAAATTTGACAGATTCAATTGTCAATGACTATTGTATTAAAATGAATGAATATGATATTGAATTTAAGGATTTATTCGATACTCTCGATAAAGAATATAATATAGTCACAAAATTAATTAATAAAATTAAGGAAAAAGAAAATTTCTATCTGGATAAATTAGCAGGTGTAGAAAATGAAGAATCTGCCGAATATATAGAAATAAATAAAAAATTAGACATAATTATTGATTATGATTCATATATATATAGAATTAACAATGGTTATGTTCAATATGATCACTCTAAAGTGACCAATATGATAAATAAACTTGATAATTTATAAATTATTTTATAAATTTTACATAATAAAAAAGTAATTATCTTTAGTTAATTATTTTCCCTGTAATACAAGAATAGTTGATAACATATATTTTTTGAAATTATATTGAAATTAGTTTTTTTTGATAACCAATAAATAGATTCTATGTAAGATACATTTAAATATTTTATCAAAAATGCACCCACAATTAAAATAGGTATTAAATAATTTACGTCACATATTAAAACATTTGAATTTTGTTGTAGTGCAGTCACTATAAATTCATTTGTCATATTGAGATCTACGTTTATCGGCTGTGCAGAATCAATATATTCACTATTTGAATTCACAGATATATTGTATGTGGTGAAAGTCGAGCCGTTTAATGTTTTGTTTATATTTATAAGATAATTAATATTTAAATTTGTCATGTTACTTTCATAATTTATGGAATTGATGTCTCCTATGTAAATTCCTGGCATTATTTTTATTATGTTATAATTTGTGTAATCCATTAATTTCTTTTATATAAATCTATTATATAATATTTTTACATTATACAGTATTGGTCCATAACAATAACGGAAACCAATTCATATGAAAAATAACTGCGCAACGTATTTTGATATGAACCAATTT